CGTTTATCACGTTGAGTGTCACGACAAAGACGGCAATCTGAAGTGGTCTGCTGATACAAAGAACTTGGTTGTTAACGCTGGCCTGGCTTACATGGCCGGTACTGCGCTGACTTCAGTGACTCAGATTACCACTTGGTACATTGGTTTGTATGGCGCTGGTGCTTCTAATACACCCGCCGCTGGTGACACGATGGCTTCTCACGCTGGCTGGACTGAAGTTGTTCCTTACAGCAATGCAACCCGTGTGGCCGCTACGTTTGTAACAGCTACGACTGCGAACCCTTCTGTGGTGACCAATGCGGCTTCTCCAGCTACGTTTAACATCAATGCGACCTCTACTGTTGGCGGTGCGTTTTTGACAAGCGGTAGCGCTAAGAATGGTACGACTGGTACATTGTTCTCAGCGGCTGACTTTTCTTCCCCTGGTGATCGTTCAGTGGTTTCGGGTGACGTTTTGTCTGTAACTTATACATTCAGCCTCGCTGCTTGAGGTCTAAATGGCTGAAGGCGGCTGGGGTTCTGGCACATGGGGTCAGGCTGGCTGGGGTGATTCAGTCTATGACCGGGTTGTCGATGAAACTGCGACAGGGACAGATGCCGTTTCTTCAGTTGTAACTTTTGGCTCTGCTGTTGCCGAAACCGCCACAGGCACGGATGCTGTATCTAGTTTGGTGCAGGTTAATGCGGCGGTCAATGAGACAAGCACAGGGTCTGATGAAGTTAGTGCTTTAGCAACGTTTGGGTCTGCGGTTAGTGAAAGCGGTACAGGGTCAGATGAGATTAGTGCTATCCCAACGTATGGGGTATCTGTTTCTGAAACAGCAACAGGTTCTGACACTGATGAAGCTTTTGCCAATTTCCTAGCTCAGATTACGGAAACTGCTACAGGAACAGATACAACAGCGGCGGCGTTCACGTTCTTGGCTTATATTGTTGAGACGGCAACTGGAACGGATAGCATATCAAGCAGTGTATCAGTTGGAGCAGCGGTTAACGAGACAGCAACAGGAAGTGATGAAGTAACAAGCACTCCAACTTATGGGGTGTTAGTTATCGAAACGGCAACGATCAGTGATGTAGATTCAGCACTGGCCATATTCATGGCTTCTGTTGTAGAGTTGGCAACAATATCGGATTTATTAATTGGGCGACCACTGTGGGAAATTATTGATGACACACAGAACGCAAACTGGCAAAATATCACCAACACTCAGTCTTCGGGCTGGGCACAGATTAGTACTACACAGAGTGCTGGGTGGACGATAATCGACACGAATTAGGAGCTTTTAAATGACTACAGGCGCAACAGGACAATTAGGTTTAGCTCTACCAGTACAGGGCGAACTCTCCGGCACATGGGGCGACACCGTTAACAACGGTATTACGCAATACACAAACATTGCCATTGCAGGAACCTTGACCCTGACCAATGACGGTGCGGTCACTTTGGCTAACACCACGGGCGATGCGTCAGCTTCTAACATCACATCTACCCTCACAGGCGCGGGCACAGTCACAGCGCAGTTTGCTATTGTGCGAGTCACAGGTACGCTGACCACTGCCAAGGTAGTCACAGGCCCAAGTTACAGCAAGACATATACAGTGGTAAACGCTGCCACGGGCGGCATCGTAACGTTTAAAGCATCAGGCCAGACCGGTGTTTCTATCGCTGTAGGCGAGACAGCGTTTGTTTATTACAACGGCACAGATTATGTGAAGGTTGTTGGTACGGCCACGGCTGGCGCTGCTGGTGGCTCTAACACTCAGGTTCAGTTCAACAGTTCTGGCGTATTGGCTGGTTCTTCAAACATGACGTTTGACGGCACAACCCTTACAGCAAATGCTTTGACGGTTACAAACGCTGTAACCCTCTCTGGAGGTACTGCTAACGGAGTAGCGTATTTAAACGGCTCTAAGGTTGTTACAAGCGGTTCTGCTCTTACTTTTGATGGGACTAACTTTGGTATTGGTTTAACAGCAGGAGTTCCTTTAGATGTTGGCGGTGCAATCCGTAGCAAAATTAGCGGTGGCTCTCCAATTTATTATTTCAATGACGGAACATATCAGCTTGACTTAAAGCAATCTGGAAATGCACTTGTCTTTGATTTAAATGGCGGCTCAGAACAAATGCGCCTAACCAGCACAGGTCTGGGTATTGGTACAAGTAGTCCTGTAAGCAAACTTCATGTTGTTGGAGAAGCTCGTGTTTACACAGGAAACAATTTAGGTTATTGGGGTGTAGATGGCGGTAACAGTTATGTTTATTTTGGTACAAACTCATCTGGGTATTCGCTGAGTTTCCAAACAGGTGGTTCTGACAGGATGCGCCTCGATGCTTCAGGCAATCTAGGCTTGGGAGTTACTCCTAGTGCTTGGGTTGGCTATAAAGTCTTGCAAGCGGGTATAGGCTCGTTTATTGGTGGTTCATCTGGTGCGTATTTGCTACAAGATAATGCTTACACAGATAACTCGGGTGCTGGTTGGAAGTACATTAACAGCAGTTATGCCGCCGCCCAATACTATGCCGCATCTGGTGCTCACGTTTGGCGCACAGCCCCATCAGGCACAGCAGGAAACGCCATTACCTTTACTCAGGCAATGACTCTGGATGCTAGTGGGAATTTGGCAGTAGGCACAACCAACACAACATACGGAAAAGTAAACATTAAAGCCACAGGAAGTCAGATATATAGCGGTCTGACAGCGTTCTCAAATGACGGAACAGAATCCTTTATTGGCTTGGGTTGCACAAGTAGCGTGGCTGGCATATCAGTTACCTATGGAGCAACTGGTTCTTATTTGCCATTTGTTATAAGTACTGGCGGCTCAGAACGTGTTCGTATAGATTCAAGCGGTAACGTTGGTATTGGTAAAACCCCAACTGATAAACAGTTGGAAATCTATGGCTCGTCATCACCTGCGCTAAGAATCCAAAACAGCACTACTGGAACAGGTAGTAACGATGGTCTACTGCTTGAGATGAGCGGCTCTAACATCAACTTCTTCAACTACGAAGCTGGAGCGATGATTTTTGGTACGTCTGCTACTGAACGTGCCCGTATAAGCTCAGGTGGCGCTCTCAGTATTGGAACAACCTCTGCAACTGGAAACCGTTTGAATGTTGTTGGCGGTTCCAGTCTGACATATTGGGAGGGTGGTAACAATTCAACCAACATTACATCTGGCTCACCAGACCAAGCACTTTGCAAATTTAGTGACAACACTGTTGGAAACTTTTGGCAAACTAGGTTTGTTAACAATGGTGGCAACACTATGTTTAGTATGGGCGCTCAAAGCACCTCTCACAGCGCAACCTTTAATAACGGCAAGTTTTTTGTTGACGGTGGTGTTCGTGCAACTCCTGAAACATTTATTGTCGATACCACCAACGAGTACAGCTATTTTGGGTATAGCAGTTCAAATGGCGCGTACAGAATTCAAGTCAATGGTCAAATTTTTGCAACATCTTCAACAATTGCTACGTCCGATGGCCGTTACAAAGAGAACGTGCAAGACCTGACTGGTGCTCTTGATTTGGTAAAAGCTCTTCGTCCAGTGTCATTTAATTGGAAGAAGCACAACATTCATGTGTTTAACACCGAAGATACAACTGTGGGCTTTATTGCGCAAGAAGTTCAACAAGCAATGGCTGACAAGCCGTACTTGAACAGTTTTGTCAAGTTAAATAAATGCACAAGTTTTGATGAAGTCGAGCAAAAATATTCTGATGAAGAGTTCTTGGGTTTTGCCGAGACCAACATGGTGGCAATCCTGACCAAAGCGTTGCAAGAATTGAATGCAAAATTTGATGCATACGTTGCATCGCACCCTTAACCACTGAAAGGAAATATCATGGCTAATACATACACATGGACAGTTACAGCAATGGACTGCTACCCACAAGAGGGTGGCAACACCGATGTCGTGTTCACCGTTCACTGGACTTGCTCTGGTACTGACGGCACATACAACGCTTCTGTGTACTCAACTTGCGGCATTCCTTTGACCGCTGGCACATTCACGCCCTACGCACAGCTTACTCAAGCTCAAGTGCTCGGTTGGGTTTGGGCTAACGGTGTTGACCAGACAGCTACTGAAGCCGCTGTTGCACAGCAGATTGCAAACCAAGTGAACCCACCAGTGGTCACTCCTGCACTGCCTTGGGCAACTCAGCCGTAATTTAACGGGAAGCCACCACCCGACCTTGGTGGCGCATTAAAGGAAACACGAGATGGCAAACCAACAATCCCAAATCGTAACTATAGACGGCGTTGAGCACAAAGTTGAAGACCTGACCGAGCAGCAACAGTTGCTGTTAAATCACGTTGCAGACCTTGACCGCAAGATTGGTTCTACCAAGTTCCAGCTTGACCAACTCCAAGTAGGCAGAGATGCATTTTTCACAATGTTAAAGACAGCGTTAGCCGCTAAGCCTGAAGAGGCCCAGCCTGAAGTTATATTGCCGTAGAACCTAAGTAACCTTGTCTGGGGGCTTCGGCCCCCGCTGTTTGGTTACTGGAATTTGTTTTGAGTTGTACCTATGATTCCAATAGACCCTATAACAGCGTTAGAAGGACTACAGACTGCAATCAGCGTAGTCAAAAAGGCAAGCAAGGTCGCAAGTGATCTGGCTGGATTAGCTCCATCCATCGCTAAGATGTTTGATGCCAAGAGCACCGCTACCAAGGCGATGCTTCAGGCCAAGCGCACGGGTGGTAAGTCCAACCTCGGTGCGGCACTGCAGATTGAGATGGCTCTCGATGAGGCCAAGCGGTTTGAAGAACAGTTAAAGATGCTGTTCATGCAGGCGGGACGCATAGACGTATGGAATGCGACTAAAGCCCGGCAAGCTGAGATGGATAGAGATGATGCCAGAGAAATGGCAGAGCTAAAGGCTGAAGAGAAGCGCCGCAAAGAAGCCGAGCAGGAACAGATGGAGTGGGCAGTTGGGATTGTCGTGATCGTGATGCTCTTAGGTGCTGTTGGATGGGGGCTTAATGAGTTGGCTGAACTGTGTGCCAAGACAGGGTGTGGTCGGTGAATGAGTACCAGAAACAGTTTGACCTCTTTCTCAAAGTCTTTGTCAGGCTGTGTATTGCGTGGTGGGTGCTTGGCCTGCTCCAGTATCTGCCTGATGATGTTGCTAAAAAAGTATTGGGGATGTTTGGACTATGAGTGACGAGAAGCCATCAGACATACTAAGCAAGGTGCTGTCCTATGTGGATAGCCCGTTTAAACTCTTTGCGCTGTTACTTATGGCAGTGTTTGCCTTCTCTGGTTATTTCCTGTGGCAGAACCAAGCGTTCTTGTTTGATGCGTACAAGGAGAACAAGAAGCTCCCAATGATTGCAGAAGATCGGGCAGAAGATGTCGTGGCGCATTTGTTCAAGAACACAGATGCAACCGTAGTGGCTATCTTCAAAGTCAATCCGTTGTTTGGCACAAGAGTTCTGTTCCGTGCTTACACCCGCGAAGGCAGAGATAAGACGCACGATGGTTTGGACGTTGGTCTGTTTACACAAAATTCTGCCAACAACCATGATGTAATTGCGTTGATGGCTAATGAAATACCGTGTGGTGAATATGCTAGGCCCCAGAGTGAAATAGGTCTTTGGTACATTGATAAGGGTGTCACCTTTGGTTGCCGTGTCAGCGTCCCTCCTGAACAGGGTCGGTTTGTTGGACAGATTACCGTTGGGTGGGACAAAGAGCCAAAAGACCTAAACAAAGCAATTAGTATGTTGCAGATTGCCAGCAGTATGCTTTCAAGGAGTAAACAATAATGGCTCAGTTTGAACCAGCTTTTGAGCTAATGATTAAAGATGAGGGCGGCTACGTCCTTCATGAAGTCCCCGGCGACACGGGCGGTATGACCTATGCTGGTATTGCCCGTAACAAGAACCCGCAGTGGAACGGCTGGGCGCTGGTAGATAAGAAAGAATTTGGTGGCTCCCTGACCCCTATGGTGCGTGAGTTTTATCGCGTTGAGTTCTGGGACAAGATGCGCGGCAATGAGATTACCAACCAAGATGTAGCCAACAGTATCTTTAACTTTGGTGTAAACGCAGGCATGGGCATGGCGGTGAAGCTGGCGCAACTCGTGGTAGGTGCTACGCCAGACGGCGGTATTGGCGCTAAGACCATTGAGAAACTCAACCAGATTACAGACGGCCAACGATTCAAAGAGTCCTACGCCTTGGCAAAGATTGCCCGTTACGTTGAGATATGCAACAAGAATCCCGTGCAGGTTAAGTTCCTCAAGGGCTGGATTAACCGCACTTTGAAAGGTCTAGCATGAGCTTGCTTGCCGTTGGATCAATTATTGAAGCCGTGGGCAAGGTTGCAGGCGACCTGATTACCACTGACAAAGAAAAGATGGAAATGGAGATCGAGCAGCGTAAGCTTGATCTTGAAGAAAAACGCATTGACCAAGCCACAGATTTAGCGCAGATTGAGGTCAACAAGATTGAAGCTGCATCATCCAGTGTGTTTGTTTCGGGCTGGAGGCCAGCTATTGGGTGGATCGGTGTAGCGGCTATGGGGTATCAGTTTCTGCTGTATCCGCTGTTCCAGTGGGCATGGAAATACTTGCAAGCTATGGGATGGGTTCCTGTCGGTATGGAGCCTCCGCCAGTACTAGACGCAGACCAACTTTGGGTGATATTATCAGGCATCTTGGGCATTGCCGGTATGCGTTCTTTTGAGAAGACCAAAGGCGTTGCCAGTAAATAAAAGGTAGCCATGCCACTACAAAAAATCCTGTTTAAGCCCGGCGTAAATAAAGAAAACACGCGGTACACAACCGAGGGCGGTTGGTATGAGTGCGACAAAGTACGTTTTCGTCAGGGTAATCCCGAAGTTATTGGTGGCTGGCAACGCATTTCAGCTTATACATACAACGGTATATGCCGTTCCCTGTGGAACTGGGTCACGCTACAAAACCAAAATTTAGTAGGTGTTGGAACTAATACTAAGTTTTATATTGAGCAGGGCGGTTACTACAATGACATCACGCCTATTCGCTCCACAGTTACCATTAACAACAATCCGTTTGCTCTGACGGCCTCTACCACTGTTACTGTTACGGATACGGCCCACGGTGCAACTACTGGCACGTTTGTAACTTTTAGCGGCGCTGTTGATATTGGCGGTGTTGGTACAAACGTTACGGCTGCCGTACTAAATCAACAATTTCAAATTACTGTTATTAACACTAACAGTTACACAATCACAATTTCCGTAACGCCTAACGCTACAGCTATTGCAGGATCTCCCGGTGGTGGAGCTTCCGTTGTTGCGGCGTATCAACTTAATGCTGGCCCTGCGTTTGCAGTACCACTAACTGGCTGGGGCGCTGGTGCTTGGGGCGCTGGTACATGGGGATTTGGCGGAACAACTATTTCAAGTTTGCAGTTGTGGAGCCAAATGAATTTTGGCCAGGATTTACTTTTTGGCCCTCGTGGTGGAGGTATCTATTATTGGGATGCTACAACTACTGTAACTACCAGAGGTGTAAATCTTACGACCCTTGGAGATGCTGAAACACCTGTAGTACAAAATAGTCTTACTGTTTCTGACGCCTCTCGTTTTGTAATTGTGTTTGGTACAAACGATCCTAATGCGGCAAATCCGACAGCTATTGATCCAATGTTTATTCGCTGGTCAGATCAAGAAGATCCATTTACTTGGATACCGGCAGTAACCAATCAAGCCGGTAGTTTGAGACTTTCTCATGGTTCTGAAATTGTTACCACCGTGCAGTCCCGTCAAGAGATTGTGGTATTTACAGACTCGGCTCTATATTCGTTACAGTATCTTGGCCCTCCTTTTGTTTGGGGCTCACAACTGCTTGGTGACAACATCTCAATCATTAGTCCTAATGCGGCGGTGATTGCCTCTGGTGTTGTTTACTGGATGGGTGTTGATAAGTTCTATGCCTACGATGGTCGCGTGCAAACACTTAACTGCGATCTGCGGCGTTTTATTTTCCAAGACCTTAATTTGGAACAAACCGAACAAGTCTTTTGTGGAACCAACGAAGGCTTTAATGAAGTCTGGTGGTTCTATCCATCTATTGGTAGCACGTTAATAAATAGGTACGTTATTTATAACTACC